CTCCCTGTAGTAACTGAGTGCCCTCTGATACTCAACTGGAAAGATTGGCGTACCAGTATCGCCGAAATGTGAATAATCATTCACGGTCACGTAGATGGGTAAACCACCCTTCGACAACCGATGAAATTGATCAAGCACATCTCTTTGATCCCGGTACTTCATCATAACCGAGAGCATCAGTGTTAGCGGGCTCCCATAGAAAGCCACCTCTGGCTTTCCGGGTTCCACCATATTCCGACACAATCCGAGCATGCTCAGTATTGTGTGGTCTGGACACGAAATCCAGCATGACATGGAACCCGTTTCGGGCCTCTTGTCGAGTTTGGTCTGATAAAGACCAAACTCTGACCTCGTTCCGATGAAGGCGAGAATTCCATCTTTTTCTAAGATGAGATTCATCGCCTCCAACGTATGAGGTGAGACCCGAAAACCCAACGGCGTTTGGGCCCACGACTCGTATTCCACGTCGTATATGTGGAGGAACGAGGTGGAGCAGTCTATCTGATGCATTCCAAAATCCTTTATTCCAAAGGTTGTTGGATGTATCAATAACAGCCTGAACCGCCGCTGGGGCGTCAGCCGTTACTGTCTTTGGCTTTACTGGGGTGACATCGTCACCCTGGTAGGCCTCCGAGCCACAGGATTCCCTAAAGAAGCCGGTGACATACGATTTATTCGTATTCACCTTCAACTGAAGGGACTCCATAACGGCCAGTAACGGCGCGTACCCACGTGATGGCAATATAATATCATCGCCAAACACGCGGACCTGGTTTGACATTTTCCAGATTGAGGACCAGTTGATTCGTCCCCTAATACTGACCCCAAGGGCCAGCGTTAAGAAGACGATTGACTGGACTGGAAAAGTGGTAGCTGAACCCTGCGAGGCAAACTTCTTGAGTTTCAAGAAGCTCGGGACATCAGAGATATTATCTCTGGTGTACCTCGTACGTACGGCGTGCAGAGCGTGCAGTAACGAAGAATTTCTTCGAAAGACACGTTCCACGGTCCAGCACGTAAGACGATCACTTGCTGACGATAAATCTACCGTAGCAAGTGATCGATCTCGGGAAGACTCGATAACCATTTCACTTGATAGATCTTGACGACGGAAGTTGATAAACGAGCCCATAAAGAGCTCGCCAATCCGCTCCTGAAGGAAAGTCCATACCAATTGCTGACAGTACTGATGTGCTGTCGGCTCAGCGGCAATAAGGCGAGGAGCCTTAGCCGTTTTTGGTACTTGTATCAAGCGAGACGCCACTTCATGATTTAGTGGTCTCTCCAAGTCCGAATTCGCCGTTTTACCGACGAACTCGAACGGGAAATAATTATCGAGCTTATGCGGCCAATTTGGAAATAACGATTTCTCGTGATTTCCCAAACGTTCCGCAACAGCTCCAGGACCATGCTTAAGACCTGTGCCAAGGCCATCAGCCTCGCGGGACTCTGAAAAGTCCATCGAGTCAAAATGACCAATAGCATCAGCGACCAGGTCAGCAACCTGCTGACATCGGTCGAGGAGATATTCGAGACGCTCATTTTCGCGTCTCCGCTTTACTCGGGCTTCCGGGCTTTCGCCTTGGGCTTCCAGAGGGAGCGGATAAGCGGAATGAGAAAAGGCAGTAGACTCGCCAAGGTGGCGATCGTCTGCCCCGTCGTCGAAGTCGACGTCGTCGGAATCCCACCTAACGGTGGGAGACCGGAGTTGTCGTTCGATTCCATGGTACTCTCCTATTGTCGCTTGTATGCGATCGTAAGAGCATTCCGTGGCTATCTTCTTCCCAAGGCAAGAAATTTGCCTCAAGAATAGGATGGCTAAAGAATCGACTCCAGTTCTTAAGCAACCGTTAATATCGAACACACGTAACCATAGTCCCGAGAGAAATCTCGGCACATTGGTCCTACTGGAGACCACCCGTGAGAGCGGACCTTCAATAGGCAGACGTCCGGTCTCGAGACCCTCCAAAAGGAGAGAATCGAGATTCGGGAGATCAAGGGTATAAAACCCAAGACCTCGTGATCGACTGAGTAGGGTCAGGTACTCGAAATCGAGATCCAACCCCCTCATCGACGGGTACGCTGAGCGGAGATCAGAAAAGATCCCGCCCATGACATGGAGAAGAGCATTAACCTGGCTTTTCATGCCTATTCCTTTCGGAAATGGTATCCAAGCCACGGATCACACTAGCTGCACACCTTTCTCAAGGGTGTGTAACGGTACTTCGCCGGCTATTTCTAGCTTTCGAAGTTGACCATCTTTGTGACATTTGCGCCTGAGCTTGCGCTCAGGTAGTTGCAAAGGCCGACGGCCACGCCTACCGGATCGGTCAGGGTATCACCCTGCTCGTTCTCGACCGTGATCGTGGTCCTACGAATGTAGGACCTCGTCGCGGGGGCGACGGGAAATACCGTCCAACGGAGCTCGATGTTGTGGCGATCGATCGCCACACCACGAGCTTTATCCGTTCGGGTGGTATTCCGAATGAACATGCGGAATTCGTCCGTATTTGACCGAAGAAGCCACTCGGATGAGTAGGCGTCCTGGTTGATACGAATCAGAACTCTCGCAACGGCATTCACCGTTACGGTTTGTGGATCCGCGAACATGCTTTATTCTCCTTGTTTCTGGCTAAGCCAGCAGTGACAACGGACATTATGCCCGCGTTACTGCTAACGAGGCCAGAATGCCCAACTGGTTCCCGTCGAGAAACGGGAATTGGGCAGTGACAGAGGGCGATACGGAAGTGCGAGTTTTGCCTTCCCGGATTATTTGTATCGGTTCCAAAGAATACGGCTTAGTATTCTTTGTGCCCGACAAACCCGGGGCAGACCACTCCGTACGAGTGTGCGTCATGACTACACATGTAGTCAGACTGGCTGGGATGATATTTCGTGAGGCCGATAAATACGACCCCACATTTGCACCCCAGTCAATGAGCCAGCTCCATGGTATTAGCTCCCAGACAGTAGAGAAATCTACTGTCAGGCCTAATACACATCGCTGAATCAAGCGCCTCATCTCCGAAGGTGTGTACATCTTTGAAAGATCAGCTGTAGGTGTCCACCTACAATGAACTCTCTTAGTACGTACTGTGTTACCCCTAGCACGAGTAGACAGGAATATCCCGTTACTCTGCTGAGTCCAAAGGACATCAGATGCTAAGGAACCCATACCAACGGTGACCGTCCTACGTAATCCCTTTTGGGTCTTAAGGCGCTCAACTTCCTTGATCCGTCTATCGACTTGATCTTGGAAGTTAAACATCTTAACTACGTCCTCAACTACGGGTTTGATCCCGAATTGATAACGTAGGTTCTCCCTACCAAATTCACGAATGAGGCTTTGAGACCTCTTTTGAATCAGGTGGAAGAGTTCACCAATTTGGAGAAGCTCAACCGGCACGTCCACGTATGGGCGTGACGGATTAGTACGAGCTGCTGCGGTAGTTGCCGCAGCCACGTCTCCTGGGATTCCGTCGGGATTCCCAATATGGGGACCAGCAACCGTAGACCTAAGCATATCGCAGACATAGGCTTGGAAGCCCGTACCTGCAGTATCCAAAGGATGGTTGATGATCCCACCAAGAAACTTCCATGACGCACCATTAATGGGCCGACAATCTCCCGGATCAGTAAAATCCGTGAAGCTTTCGGACACATTGGTGATCGGCACAGAAGCAATTGGGGCACCAGATTGCCATCGAATACCACCATCAATGGTGGTTGATCGCGATCTATCTCGTTGTGCCATATAGGAATCCACTGCCAGAGATGAGGGATTGGTTTCGAATCTGGGGTTATTCCCCATCTTCGAGAACCATGCAGGGTGGCTTGCGCCACC